CAGCGGTTTCGGTAATCCGGAACATGTTGAGGGTTGTATGCGCCGGGTCCAAAACTTGGCCATTGAAGAAGGTTACGACATAGCTGAGACGGATTTCTCAGCCATGGACGGAACAGTCAATGAGATAACCAGGACTTTAGAAAAGAAAGTAATGAGGCACCTATTTGCCAAAGAATATCATGGAGATTTAGAGATCATGATGAACTCATTAGTGGAACAGGACCCACGTCCACTAAAAGGAGTCAAGCTAGTGTTGTTATATCAACGCAGGTCAGGGGAGGCCTTCACCTCATTCTTCAACACCATTATCAATATATATGTGATGTGGTGTGCGTTGAAGAAGAAGTTTACAACCAAGAAAGCCAGGTTACGGCACTTGGGAATAGGCGGCGGGGATGATGGGCTCATGCCAATGAGCATAACCCAGGGAGAGTGGGAGGAGTCAGCCAGTCGATTAGGCATGACCCTCAAATTTGTTATTAAGAAGAACAGAGAACCAGCGCAGTTCCTGTCCATTTTCAGAGACCCCACCTCGGGTATCTGTTATCCAGATGTACAAAGGTTCGTCGCCAAGTTTGGCGTGAACAGTTCTGGACTAGATAGCAAGAAACAGCTTTACCTTAAAGCTGAGGCAATAGTAGATCTATGGAAGGGCATACCTTTGGTAGCTGATATGGCATGTAAAGTGCTAGAGCTGCTGGAGAAGCCCAGGTTCACAAAGGGAGAAATGGCAGTGTATGAAGATAGAAAGGGGTATCTATACAAGATGCTAGGGAAAGGCACAAAGTTCAAGTCAGTAAGTAATGAGAAGGAAGAATCTTACGTATTGCATGAATATGCCAAACAGTTGAATGTCACACCGGTGTTAATTAAAGAGGCTATAAGCCAAATACACGCCGCAACCACGTTCGACGAATTACCACATTCGTGGGTTCCAATGCATCCATTTCCGGAAGTTTCAGAGTTCGGAAAACCATTTCTCTTCGGCAGTCATCTCGTACCGGCTGCCGATTTAGAAGTTATCCACCCTTCCACTACAAAGTCTAACGACCAAGGTAGTAAAAATAATAGTGATGCCAAGAAATAGATCAAAACGTAACAAAACCGCAGTTATTGTAGAGAAAACAGTAACAATGAACACCCAACAACAAAACAAGAAGAAAGGAAAACGAGCAAAGAGACGAGTTTCAAAATTACCCACTCCCTTTCTAGATTATGCAATGATGATTGCCGATCCATGTAACGCCCCCCTGAGCCAATCAATTTCACCAACGGAATTGGCTATTGTGGAGAGATCACGTGCTATTATTAACGTAAGTAGCACCTCTAGCGGTTATGTGGTTTGGTTTCCGACTTACACAGGCACCGTCGGGCCAGCCAGCATTCAAGGC